TGCACTTGGCAAATCGGTATCATGCTCAACGCGCTCCCTGAACTCAAGTCGTCCAGGCCAAGCACGAGATATTTCTCGCCTCGAAAGGTCACGGAACAAAGAGGCCATGTTAACGCCATAACATGCATCCATGACGATAGCCTCTAGGTCTTGGCTCTCCCAAGGCACTGTTTCGACGAATATTTCCAGTGCCTCGATGCAGTCAGTGGTCATCGAATAACGACGATACAGTGAGTAACGTTCGTCTTTCAACCACTTTGAGAACCTCTCAGGAAAAGCTAGTCTACGTGCAATTTCGTAGTGGTCGCGATGCGGCCTACCAGCTTTCCATTCGTGTCCGAGGAAAGGAACACGCCCTACAAGAGCCCCACGGAGACTCTTTTCGGTACTGACGACCATCCCCAGTTCGGCAGCAGCTGATTCTATGGCGCCCATTTCTAGATGCCAATCATGTGCGACTACACTGTCGTCACCCAACACGCAAACATCTTTCGACCTCAGGGGCCTCCCCGTCAAGCGGATCCAGATGTAGTTGAGGATGATTAGGTTGCAGACGCTGTCAACCAGCGATGTGAAGGCAGAGCCGGAGGGAACGCCCCGGTGTACCTGCCACATCGATCCATCTGGTAGGACAATGCGCGTGTGTATGAAGTCGTTAACCATACGACGCCAGAAACTGGTGTCGATGTCTCCCAACTCCAAATGTGTGCGTAGAATTCCGAAAGCATCGTCGATCAGCTTCGGTGCAAGGGAAGCATCAAACGCTGAGAAGTCCAGCGCATAGATGTAACGCCGACGCGCTTGCATATCGACTAGTCGAGATCCGATCGCCCGGAACGACGCGCCGAACGCGAAGGCCCTCCTGCCCACCAACTTCTCGTAGCAGGGCTTCGAGAAAGTCGTAGATAGGATAGTCGTAGCCAACGGAGCAGCCCATACGAGGCGACTCTTCGGCGCAACTCTCCCATGCTGTACGCGGTGCAGAGCCAGAAAAGGCTGGAGGCTGGATGTCCCGCTACGAATGTCAGAACACTCCCGAAGAATCCGGTCGGCGTCCACATATTCGTTGCGGCAAAAGTAATGAACCCCAGCATAAGACTGAGGATCAATATAGTGCTCCAGAACCGTA